TTTACCATCAGCATTGGGTGTCACAATGGATGTGACACGCACCATGTTTTTAAGTTTTCGTTTGAGTTCTGCTAAGGTAAACACTACACACTCCATTCATCGGCTGTGTAGTCGATTTCAAATCTCAATAAAGAGCCAATAAATTTATATTCACTCTTTTCTGCATCTAGGTCATTCCGTCTAAGTCTTCCATGAAAGCACATCTCTCTTACGGCTTCACGGACAGCATTAGATATTTGTTGCATAAGCATCAAAGTTTCATCTATTGAATCACTTCTAGCTTTACTCTTTGTTCTTAGCTCAATTTCAATATGTAAGGTGTGTCCAGAATCATCATCTAAGCTGTTTGTTTTGTCACGTACATCAATAATAGGTAATCGGTCAGCATCTATTTCTCCAGCCAACCATCTACCATAAGTTAGACCATCTATTTTTTTTAGATGTTTTGCTAAAATATTCATAATGTCAATGCGTATCATCTAAGCTCTTTCTAAAAATATTCTGATCAAATCAACATTCTCTTCATCGTCATGAGAACGCTGATATTCCACATCGTTTATAAGAAGAATTGAATTGCGTTTAATCTTCTTATCTATCTCTTGGGTAACAAGAATTGATGGTTGAGTATCTATAACTTCATCATTGAATAGCACCTCTGTTTTGATGTCAAAGATGACGACAAGCGTTTCATCTTCTTGATTGTCGAGTTTGTGAACTATCTCAGTAGCAAACTCTTCTTTATCAAAGAAAACTTCATCTATATCATCATCTAGCATCTCGTTAAAAGTCATTACTTTTTAAACACAACTTTCACAACTGGGCAAATGGCTCTTGAAGCGTGTAGGGATAGTTTAATCATCTACGCAACTAAATCAGAACGAACCAAGAAGGCATCAGACTGAGAAAGAGCCACACAAGGTGCAGTCTTGTGTTTTGCTACCATAGACTCACTCTCTTCATCTGTTTTCACGTAGCTTAACTCTTTGGCATCTTTTACATAGACTACTGAGTCTTCAACTACAGGTAATGCCCCATACTCAACAGAAACTTTTGCTTTAGAACTCCCCATGAAGTACTTACCGTCAGGCATAATAGGCTTAATGTCAGGCTCTTTGGTTGTACCATGGTTTACATACTCTTCATAAGTATAAAGCTTCATACCCAGAACCGTTCCATAGCTTACCAATCCATCATCATTGGCGACGGCATCAAGTTTAATGGCAGAAATAAGCATTTTTCTATTGTCATAGTATGCTTTAACTTTTGGATTATCAAAAAATTTATCAATAACATCATTCGCCATCACTACAGTGTCTGGAGTAATTCCACTGGTCTTTGCGACCAACGCTTTGTCTTTACGAAGCAACTCAATAGGATTAGAGTCAGCGTTTGTGAACTTATCTTTTGCAAGAGTTTTTAAAATGTGTCCTTTTGGCATTTTAAAGTCAATCTTGTACTCTTTTGAGCCAATTTTATATTTTAAAACACCACCATCTAATACAGAGACAACCTGTAAAAGCAACGCTCTTTGAACACGCTCTTTTAGCTCAACAAAATCTTGACCAAGCTTCTTTAGGGCTCTCTTTCTCTGCTTTTTCTTTTTATAAGGGTCATTACCAACATCTTTAGAGTACATCTCTCCAGCTGTAGTGACTTTCTTTTCAGAAATGTAAGGAGGGGTCACAGTAAAGCTCTCGTACCCACTGTTTTCAACTTGCTTCCCTGATGTTCCTCTAACAGAGTACTCCGAAGCACCTCGTGTACCTTTAACTATCTCAATGCTCACCTCTTTAGTGTCATGAGGCTCAGACTCTTTACCCTTGAAAAAAAGTAAAAACAGCCCCATTTTAACTGGGTATAACTGCTCAACCATATACGTTAACTTTTTTCTATCAAATGGACTTGCCATGCTACTCTCCTACTATTTTAATATTTTGCATAAAAGGCTCAAATTGAACGCTAAGGGCTGTGTGACCCTCACCAAAGGTCATAGAACGAGCGTTAAATACACCAGCTTCAAAAACCAATGCTTGAACATCGGCTTCACTAGCATCTACATCTTCAGCTAAAACTACTCTTGGCTCTTCACTTCCATCGGTTGCAGTTTTTACAGAAAGCAGAAACTTGTCATCAGCATCTTTTCCCAAGACTGTACCTCTTTTTAAAGGGGTATCACTCTGTTTAATGGTTCTCTCTTTTGTGTAAAAACCAAACTCATTACCAGCAATCAAATTATCAGGTTTATAGGTTTCTCTAGGCATCTTTTCTCACCCCACTTCCACTAAAAAAGGCAGATTCATCCTCTTCTTTTTCAAGTTTTTCAGCTGCTATTTTTTTAGCATCTTCACTGTTGGCATCATCGCCACCAAGACCCATCTCTAAAGTCTGTAAACCAAGAGCCAAACCATCACTGTCAATAGCCTCTTTCTTCAAGTTTAACTTCTCAGCATCTTCAGCTCTCAACTCATCCATCTTACGATACTGAGCCAACTCAATATCAGTTGCTGTACTCTTACCATCAAACTTCATTTCTGTAAAATGGTGAGCCAATTCAGGCTTCAATATTTTATCAATAGCTTCTACCCTCTTACTCTCTTGTTTTACACCAAGATTAAATACTTCTGTATATAAATCAGGGTGTTCTTTTTTTAACTTTTCTAAATCCATAGTTTCATGCTCCTTAGTTTTATTTTTGTTTTCAAATTCTAGCCCTACCTTTGCATTTGGAATGGCTGGAATGTTGACAATAGACGCTTCATAAATCTCCCACTTCGTGACAATAATCAAATCTTTATTATTGTCACGTTGTTCTCGTGTATACTTCAAGATAGAGATACCAACCGAGATGGATTCTAAAATACCACGTTCAATCTTTCCAAAAATCTTCATGGCAAACTCATCAGCATCATCAAAAACAGCATCTGCTTTTAACTTTCCCTCTTCGAGTCTAAGATTTTCCCATTTACCTATGGGGAGGTCATTTGACTTGTGATTGTAAAAAACTTTTAAAATCTTTTTTCTCGTCAAATCAATGTTTTTCTTTTCATGCAAAAGTTGCATGTCGAACCAACCTCTCCCCACAATGGTGTTGTCACTCAAAACAAAAGATACTTTTTTGTTTTCAGAATCAATCGCACCCAATGTTGCGTTAAAATTTAACTGCTGAGAAGATTCAATCTTTTTTATACTCATGCTATACTTTTCTCCTTTACCCATTTTTTAGAACCTCTCAACTCAGGAGGTGTGGCTTTTATCATTAGCTTCTGCTCTCGTTCACGTCTTCTCATGTTGGTGGTGTAGTCAGAACCGTTAATGTTCGCTGCTTCAAGTTCTGCTGTAGAATAACCAGCCTCGACACGCTTGTCGGCTGCTTCGGTTTCTACTTTTTCATTTATCTGTCCAGCAGAGGGACCAGACCAGGTTGTCCCAAGATAAGCAGCTCTTACAAAGGGGTCGGTCATAAAGTTAGGGGCATACAATCGCCCCATCAAAACAGCCTCCTCAATGACAGCTTCATAAAATGGTTGACAGAACGATTTAGAGATTTTAGCTCTGTCTTGTTTGTAAATTCTCCACGCCTCCAAAAAAGAAGCTCTAGCCGAGGTATAAGAAGATTGAAAATGTTTAATAAAAATCTCATACGGCATATCAAGCCCTATGGCTACTTGTCGCAATATTGCTGTAGTAAATGGGTCATACGCAGGGTTAGGACGTGTAGGATTCGCAATGTCAATACTCTCGCCCTTGTAGAGCCTAGAGACTCCACCTGTTGTGAGATTTAAATCTGAATCCATATCCTCCTCTGGTGGGTCTTCATCTGTTTTAAGGAAAACATTAAAGAGTCCAGAGATAAGAGCAGCCGTTAACTCTGCGTTGGTGTAGTCGTCTAGCTGTTTGAGCTTCTCTAGCACAGGTGCCAGTACAGGAACGCCTCTTCTCTGCTCTGGTCGAGTCTTTTTAAAAAGATGAATGACATTTTGCCGTCCACTCTCTTTGCCATAGGCAGGAACTTTTATCCACTCTTTATGCCCATAATCCAACCCATGAGGATGTGATTTTAAGATGTGGTACTCCAATGGTTCGTTAAGTTGGTTTGTCTTTATGCCACCTGCCAGCTCAACACTATCCATCTGGTCGTTTTCATTGCACACTCTATCAGCCTCTATCAAAGCGATACAGGTCTGATACAATGTGCCTTTTCGTTTAATCTTCGGTAGCAATGCAAACACATCGCCACTTATAAACATGGAGAGTAGTACCGTTGTTTGCATGTCATAAAAATCTTGTGTTCGAGAGGCATCACAGTTTTTAGACTTTGCTACAAAGTTAAACTCTCTCTCTGCATCTTGCTCCCAACGGACAGCCTCCTCTTCACTTATGCCTAAGTATTCAAAATCTACTTGACTCTGAACAGTAAGACCAGTTCCAACAACTGAAACTTTAACGCACCTGTAATCAATCCATCATTACGATAACGGTCACGGCTTCGTTCCCGTAAAATTTGCAAGTATGGTAAATCATCAGTATCAGAAGAGCCACTACCAACGTCCCACCCTCTTGTAGCTTTACGAGATTTTGAAGCACCCACATAACCAAGCTCTTCAAGTCTAAAGAGTTGTGCTTTATGTTTAAGTCTTCTAAGTCCTTTTTCAGGAGAAAAGAAACTAATGGC